GGTGGAAGTCCTCTCGCTCTCGACATAGTCGAGAACGTAACGAAGTGTTTAGAAATATTATTAAATTGTTTTATAGATTTTGGGTTACCAGAGATTAATGAAATCTCCAAGAAGAAACAGTTAGAGCATTACTTATGCTTAGTTGCTGATCTTAATGGAGACTGGATAAAGGTATTTAAGTATAAGTTAGCCGCATACTACAGTGCACACACTGGACAAATTCTTCCACCTAGCCCGTTTAAAGGGGTTAAAGATAACGCGAGTCATCTACAGGGGGGAAAGGTTTACCAGTGGCAGAAGCAGATCTTACGATCTGCAACAGCAGAGCAGCGCAGGAAGAAATTTGAATTTCTTACAACTATCTTACAACTTAAAAAACCAATGCCAAGACCAGACGATATAGAAGTTGAGAAAGCACGAGTAGAAACCTTTGAAAAACTCACGACACCACGGCCGATACAGAATATTAACAAGTTACTCTGTAGCTGGAGTGAAGCGGATGAATTCCCAGAAGGCATAGAGCTCAATCTTACAGTTGATACTTGGAAGTATCAGCTGAAGAGAACCATCGAGGAGATCTTCGAAAAGAAGGACTCTTTCAAGATGGAGGATAGAATGATGGAATTCTTTCCCTCTACGAGTGCAAACTATATCAAAAGCAGAAAGGGTGCAGGAGCCGTTGGGGCTATTATGGACCACCCTACTTTACTGGAAGGCCTAAGAAGGCCAGGAGGATTAATGGAGGTAACAGAACTAAAACAAATCGAAGAGGAAAGAGTAGAGAGAGAAAATGTTATTGAAGTAGCTGTTGATAAAGATTTATTCACGGAAAACTTTACAACGCTATGGTACCGAATGCTAAAACTTGCTGATAATGAAACTCAATATGTTGAGCTGGTAGGACTATCAGAAGCCCTCAAAAAGAGAGTAATTTCAAAGCATCAACCGTTTACACAATGTGTTATACGAGCTCTATGGAAATTTATCCATAACAAAATGAGAAAGATGAAAACATTTCTTATTGGGGAGCAAGTATCGGAAGAGGCTATTTTAAATACTCTGGGAAGAGAGCTAAAGGAAGACGAGAGCTTCTTATCGGGTGATTACTCAGACGCAACTAATGAAATTTACAGTTGGGCGAGCGAATTTACCGGGAAAACCATTTGCGAGTTCATAGGAACATCGGAAGTGGAGAAGCGACTTTTCATAGATGCCTTAACAGGGCATTGGGTAATGGACCCACGAAAAGAATCTCGAGAAACCTCAAGTATAGATAAAACCCTAAAAGAACTAAAGGAACGTTTAGAGGAAGGAGAAAGATTGACAGATGAAGAGTATGAACGCCTAGGATTTAAAAGGCAAGTTCATGGGCAACTTATGGGATCAGTTGCATCATTCACTGTCCTGTGTATAATCAATGCCACCGGAACAAGGTGGGCAATGGAATTGGCAGAAAAGAAGATTCTAAAACTTAACCAATGCAGAATGTTAATCAATGGAGATGACATAGCTGCAAAGAGTAATAAGAACTTATATTCTTATTGGAAACAGATAACAGCCGTAGCTGGACTGAAGGAATCCCTTGGAAAAACCTTCGTGTCCAGAGAGTTTGTAAATATGAACTCAACGAACTTTACCTATGACCAGGAACAACATAAGATAGAAACTTGGGATCTTAAGAAAGGAAAAATCTTGAGAGACTGCCCTTATACACAGGTGAAATATATTAATTATGGATTAGTGCACGGACTTCAAAGGAGCGGTGCAGCAGGTCTCAACGACCAAGCTGATCCACGATCAAATATAGGGGCACGTGCTAGACATTTACTAGATACATCACCAACCGAAATGAGGGAAATCGTCTATAAACGACTAATTCAACATAGTTGGAGCTATCTGGAGAAAGCACGAGTGCCATTTTACATTCCAGAATGGTTAGGCGGATTAGGATTGCCTATATTAGGAGATAGAAAGCCTTCAGAAAAGGACTTAAGACTAGCAAGACTAATAATTATGAACTGGAAGAACAAACGGCCTATTTCGATTGCACACGAACAGGCATCCTGGATGACAAGGTTGGTAGCTGAGAAATTACTACCAGAGCCATACTACACAACTCACAAGGGACCATCAAATTCCCTATATGAGCGGATCACAGGAATGAAATGTATTGATCTACTGTTTAACTCAAATATTAATCTTAAAGATATATTTAAAGAGTTAGACCCTTCTCATTCAAATGTGGCAAAAGCTTTAAAAATTAATGCAAAGCTATGGTCCACAAAGGGCAAGCAGCTCCCAAAGCCACTTACAGTAGAAGAAATACAATTCAGAGGTTTGTATCCTGCATACTCATCTATAGATAGTCAAGGCGCCACGAAGGGCTCGGACAAATTCTATTTAGACAAGCTAGCAGAAGATTTACAAGAAAGAAATAAGATAAGAAACAGTAAACTCTCTACTCTGGAGCTGGAAGAAGAACATAAAAGAACACTTCACAACATAGGAGGTTTAGATTAGCAATGCATGCAACGTAGAGTCAAAGACTACAAAACGTGCAATAAAATCTATCCTCGTGAAA